GTTTCTGTAGACTCAAGACCAGAAACTTCTAATGATAAAAAGTTAGAACTTGATGAAGCACCAACTTATAAAGATGGTGTTTGGAGCATAGGTTGGACTGTTGAATCAAAAACAGAAGAAGAAAAAAATGCTGACGAAAGCAATAAAAGACGAGAAAGAGATGAAGCATTAAAATTAACAGATAGTTATGCTTTAACTGATAGAGATCTTTCAGAAGAAATGGCTACTTATAGGCAAGACCTTAGAAATTTGCCAGAGCAAGAAGGTTTTCCGTATATTGATATACCTAATAAACCAAGCGAATAGGAGTAAAAATGTTAGTATTATTAACTATTACAACAAGCATAGTTACAATATCATCTTTGATATGTAGTTTTGTTTCTACAAATATATTACCTGAAAAATTTAAAAAAATAATAAAAATTTTAGCTTTGAATTTTAACAATGTGCATTACGACTGCAATCACAAGAAGAAGAAAAAGAGCAGTTAAATGAGTGGTCTTTCAGAACTTGAACAAGGTAAATTAATAGAAGCAGTAGAAAGTCTTGAAAAACAAGTAACGAGATTAAACACAAGACTTGATACTCTTGAAGGACAAATGAAATCAGGAAAAGGAGTTGTTATAGGAATATTTTTAACAGCAAGTGGTATTTCTGCCGCAGTTGTTGGTTTGTTTGGAAAAATGTTTGGGTAATAACAACAAGCAGTTAGGCAGAGTTGGTGAATTAATGGTTTGTTTTGAATTAGAAAAACTTGGTTATAATACCTCTTTAGTTGATGCTAAAGGTTATGACATTGTAGTTAATGTTTTAAATAGACCTTTAAGACTTCAAGTTAAATCTTCTAGCACAACAGATAAAAAATCAGCAAAAGGTGGTAAACCTAGATACAATTTTTCAACTTCAGTAGGTAGAGTAAAAAGAAAACTTACAAAAGAAGATACTGATATTGTTGCTTTAGCATCAATAAAACAACAAAGAATACTTTTTAAAAATGTTTCTGAAATTACAGGTTCTACAACTAAAATTAGTGAAGCTCATTTTTATGAACCAAATATTACAAAAGATTCTTTTGAAAAATGTTTAAATAGTGAAAAAATAATATGAGTTTATTAGCAACATCTTTAATAGGAAATGTATCTAAAATATTAGATAAGTTTATTCCAGACAAAGATTTAAAAGTTAAAGTCGAATCTGAGTTAGTAGCTTCTATTAATGATATAGATAAAGCTCAAGCACAAATTAATTTACAAGATGCTAAAAGTTCTAATTTATTTCAATCAATGTGGAGACCTACTCTTTGTTGGGTTTTAGTGTTATCTTTTAGTTTAAATTTCTTCTTTTCTCCTATTCTTGCTATATTTAATATTGATGTACCACAAGCTGATATGTCTGTTATGATGCCTGTACTGTTTGGAGTTTTAGGACTTGGTACTCTTAGAACTTACGAACTTAAAACTGGAGTTAAAAAATAATGCCTTATGTTGAATTAAAAATACCAAGTGGAGTTTATAAGAACGGAACAGAATTGCAGTCAAAAGGTCGTTGGAATGATTGTAACTTAGTTCGTTGGAACAATAATGCTATGCAACCTATTAAAGGTTGGAGTCAGTTTGGCACAGCTACAACAACAGAAAAAGCTAGAAGAATGTTGTCTTGGATTGATAACGGTAATAACAGAAGGTTAGCTGTAGGAACTTCTAATAAACTGTATGCTTACACTATAGACGGCACACAATACGATATAACACCAGCTGGTTTTACAACAGGTAGAAATGACGCAATTCAAAGCGTAGGTTATGGTAACTACACTTATAGTTCTTCTAACTACGGAACACAAAGACCTGATAGTGGTTTGTTTAACCCTTGTACTACATGGTCATTAGATAATTGGGGACAATATTTAGTAGGCGTTAGCACAACAGACGGAAAAGTTTATGAATGGCAAAACAACACAGGAACATCTGCACAACTAATAGCAAATTGCCCAACAAGTGTTCAATCTTTAATTGTAACTGAAGAAAGAGCATTAATGGTTTTTGGTGCTGGTGGCGACCCTAGAAAAGTTCAATGGTCTGATTTAGAAGATAATACCGACTGGACGCCAACTGGAACAAATCAATCTGGTAGCTTTAATGTTAATGGTAATGGTAAACTACAAACAGCAGTAAGAGTAAAAGGTCAAATACTTATACTTTCAACTATTGATGCTTATTCAGCCACTTATGTAGGTTTACCTTTTGTTTATTCTTTTGAAAGAGTAGGTTCTAATTGCGGTGTTGTTTCAACAAATGGTGTTGTAGCTACTGATAGTTTTGCTACATGGTTTGGTGATGGACAATTTTTTATATATGACGGAATTGTAAAGCCATTACCTAGTGATGTAAGTGATTATGTTTTTAGCGACTATAACATTAGTCAAAAAAGTAAAATTTATGGTTTTAATAATTCTGCAAGTTCAGAAGTGTGGTGGTTTTATCCTAGTTCTGATAGCACAGAAAACAATAGATATGTTGCGTGGAACTATAAAGAAAATCACTGGATTGTTGGTGAGTTGGCCAGAACTTGTGCAGAAGATAGAGGAACATATTTAAATCCTATGATGATTGGTGCTGATTATAAATTATACGAACATGAAACTGGATATTCATACTCAGGAGAATCAGCAAGTGTTTTTGCTGAATCGGGGCCCTATCAAATAGATCAACCTAGTGGTAGATTAATGAATGTTTTACAATTAATACCAGATGAAAATACTTTAGGAGATGTTTCTGCTAAATTTAAAGTTAAAAATTATCCAACAGGAACAGAAACAACATTTCCAAGTAGTGGTTCTTTTACTTTAGCTAATCCAACTGATGTTAGATTTACTGCAAAAGAAGTAAAGCTTAGAGTTGAAACTGCTAGAAATACAGATTGGAGAGTAGGTAATATGCAAATATTTGTAAGATCAGGTGGAGGTAGAGGATAATGAGATTGCCATTACCAATGCAAGAATATAGCTCTAGTGTTGTTCAACAGACAAATAATACTTTAGAGCAAGAAGATAAAAAAAATTTTAAAAAAGATACTGATATTAATATTAATGATGGAAGATTAATATTAAAATCACCTAACGGAACTAGATATAATATTACAATAGATAATTCAGGTAACATAACAGCGAGTACAATATGACAATAGAAAATTTTGATAAATGTTGCGAAAGCATACAGAAAGCTTTAGACTATGGTAAGAACAGTCATACTCTTAATGATGTAAGACAAAGTATAGCCAAAGGTGAAATGTTTTTTCATTCTTTAGGAAACTCCTTCATTGTTACTGAAGTTCATGTATTTCCACAATATTATAATTTACATGGTTTTTTAGCCGGTGGTCATACAGAAGAAATAAAACAAATAATGCCTATATTAGAAAATAAAGCAAGAGATGTAGGTTGCAAATATACAACTTTAACAGGAAGAAAAGGTTGGCAAAGAGAGTTTAAAGATGTTGGTTATAATCCAACTTTCTTTACATTAGACAAGGAGTTATAGAAATGGGAAAATCAAAATCAAGTGGAAGTTCAGAGCTAGACCCAGCCATTAAGGCAATGATGCAAGAAACCTTTAACATTGGTAAAGGTGCTGTGATGGAAGAATACGATACTGGTCGATTTACTCAATATGGACAGCCTATTATGGGTCAAAGACTTAAAGATTATCAAGCTTTTGAAGGTCCAAGATTTGCGAGTCCTAGTGCAGCCTCAGGATTAGGTGAAGCTAGTTTGGGAAATTATTTAAACACAAATAAACCATTTCAACAAACTGAAAGACTTGATGATCTTTATGGAAGAATGTCAAATGTTGCTAATTATACTCCTGACAATGTAAGTGCAGATACAGTTACATCAAGAGATGTAGCCGCCGGTCTTGTAGATTTACCAAGTGAAATAGCTAGAACAATGGTTAACTCAACAGAAGTTGGACAAGAAAGAGTTGCAGACCCTAACGATATAACTGCTAGAGAAGTTTTTGAAAGAGACTTTAATATAGAAAGAGTAACTGCTCCAGGTTTAATTAATCCTCAGACTTTAGCTGAAACTTCTTTAGACCCATACATGAACCCCTATAACTCAATGGTAAGAGATGTAACTATCAATCAAATTGAAGAAGCTAGAGATAGACAACTATCAGAGCTTCAGAGTAGAGCCATACAGGCAGGAGCTTTTGGCGGTACTAGAGAAGATGTTGAATCCGGAATGATACAAGGAAAAGCTTTATCTGAGATAGCAAAACAAACAGCACAATTAGGTCAACAAGGTTTTAATCAAGCAACGCAATTAGCTACTCAAGACTTAGGTTTATTAAATCAAGCTGAAAGAGATAACATTGTGAATCTTAGAGAGGCACAAAGATTAAATCAAGCAACTGATTTAGCCGCCGAGCAATCAATGTTAGATGCGGCCATGGAAGCACAAAGATTAAATCAAGCCAGAGATTTATCACTAGGTCAATTTAATACAGAAATAATGCAACAGTCTGCTTTAGCAAATCAAGCCAACGCAAGAGAAATTGATTTAGCAAATGCTACTAGAGATTTACAAGCACAAGGCATGAATCAAGAAGATGCTTTTAGAGTTGCTCAATCAAATGTAGATAATAAGTATAGAGCCCAAGCACAGAATGTATCTAATACATTACAAGCAGATTTAGCCAATCAATCATCATCATTACAGGCTGCCGGCATGAATCAAGAATCAAATTTACAGGCCGCTTTAGCAAATCAAGGAGCAGGGCTTGAAGCTAACGCATTAAATCAACAAGGTTTATTATCAGCGGCAGGATTAGCTGATGCGTCAAATCAATCAACTGTAGATAGATTTAATCAAATGAGAGAGATTGGTTCTGTTCAAGATGCAAGAGAACAACAAAATTATGATTTTGATTATCAACAGTATCAAGACGAGCAAACTTATCAGATGATGTTAGCACAATTCTTAGGTGGTCTGTTAAGTGGATTCCCAACACCTTTATCTTCAAATCAGAAGATGACAGATACAAGAATATTTAGTTAGAGGAAAATAAAATGAATATGTTTGAAGATTACGACAAAAGAAAAAAAATGTTAGACAAATTTATAATGAAAAAATATCCTGACTTTTCTACTGAAGCTGGTAGCGGTGATGCAAGAAGAGAAGCTAAGTTTGGTTTTGGAAAAGATACTATTTTTGGTCCAAATTATGTAATTCCAGAAGGTACAAAATTGCCAATAAATCCAAATAATTCAAACTTAATAAGTAGAGATGTTAATTTAAACGATCAACAACGAGCATTAGGTTTAAATATTTTAGAAAATGCACCAAGCGGTTTAGGAGAATCAAAACCTCCTGTTGTAGGTCCTTTAACTGACTTTAAACAATTTGGAGGGATTAGAAGTATTATTGGAGATGCTATGTATGCCAATAATAAAATTGGTGTTAGCTCTAAAGATGCACAACAAAGTAAAATAGATACACAATTTTATAATGAAAGAAAATATGTAGTAAATCCAAATAATGCAAAAGTTCTTTTTGATAGTGAAAGCAAAGATGAAATTAAAACAACTTTAGCAAATGTAGAAGCTTTAGGTGTTCCAAATGCTATTGTTATGAATAGAGATGAATTACAAAATTTTAGAAAATCTCTTACTTCAGAAGAAACTACTGATTCTTTTGGAAGAAGAATTCCAATAGCTAATATTATTCAAAGCTCATTAATTGCAACAACAGAATCAGGAAGAGTCGATCCTTTATCTGAGATAGTAACAGATCAAATTAGATTTGCTTTAAATCCTCTTGATCAAGATGACAGAACTTTTGATGAAATAAAAAATTCTTACGATCAAAATATTCAAGGAAAAAGATTTAATTATCAATTATATGATGCTAATGGAAAAGCTCTTAGTGAAGAAGATCAAAATGAAATATATGGTGTAGGCATAGAAAATCCTTATGTACCTATTCCTGATAATTTTAATGTTGACTATGCTTCTGCTGGTGATCTTAAAGGCTTAGCTGGAAGATCAATGAGTGGTCTTTTTAATTTTTTTGGAGCTGAAGCTCCTGCCAATTTTGCAAGACAGACAACTGCTAATCAAGCCTCATTTGATGGATTACTTCAACCAATACTTTGGTTTAGAGCAAGAGCTTTAATGCCAAAACCAACATCAAAAGAAATAGATCAACAAAGATTATTATTACCAAGTTTTAATAAAAATGATTTTAAAAATGCCTCTTTAACTAAAACTGCTATTGTTGATATGCAATCAAAATTAAGAAATGCTTTACAGAAAAGAGAAAATATAAAAAACAATGTTACAGGTGGAAAACTAGAAGAATACGATCAAGCATTGATAGATCAAGCTCCGGCTATGATTGAATTATTAAAGGCTATGTATAAACAATTTGAAGAACAAGGAACTACTGGGCAAGGAGCTAGACAAAAAAGTTATGAACTTAATCCAGTTGTTCCTAATAGAGGTTAATAATGGTTTCAATTTTAGATGAAGAAGAAAAAAAGAAAAGATTATTAAATAATGATGAATTTCTTTTTTTAGATAAACTTCAAAGACAAGATGAGCTTACTGGAGGATATTACAATCCTATAAATGATGCTAGTTCAAGACCAAGAAATTTAGAACTATTACAAGGAATATTAAGTAATAATAAAATTCCTAATGAAGAATATTCTAATGCTCTACAAAGCGAAATTTATTCACCACTACTTAATCAACAAAAAATTATGGATAGAAGTCCATCAACAAATTTTGGAGGTGATGCTTTATCAAGTTTATTATCTTTACCTGGTGATTTAACCGATATTGGATACAATGTTCCTCGTCATTATCTAAGTGGACAAAATTTAGCCAACATAGGCATATCTGGTTTTGAAGGTATAAGAGATATTGTTGCTGATAAGAATTTTACTCCAAGACCTCCAAGAATAGATAGATATGATGTTCCTGAAAAGATAGATGTAAGTGGAAAAATAAAAGATGTTTTATTTGAAGATTTAAATATTGGAAGTGGTAGCGATCCAAGAAATGTAGGGCCCGATAATTTTGCTTCATCTTTTGGTAAAAACTTTGGAGACTTTACTAAGTTTAGTTTAAGTTCTCAACTTTTACTTTCTAAATATGGGAAAGGAAGTAAATACTTTGATGATATGTATAGTGCTATGACAAATTCTCCAAAAACATTTTTAGCTTCATCTGTTACAGGAGATTTAGCAGGATCAAATATATATACATACGCAGAAAAAAATGATTGGGGCCCAACCGCTACTATGGGTGCTGTATTAGTTGCAAGTACAGTAGGTATGATTCCTGGTGGATTAGTGTCTGGAGGAAAATCTACTTATAATAAAGTTTTAACAGGTGAGGGAATGTTAGGGAAATTAAAAGGCCCTTTTGAATCTATTGCTAATTTTGGTAACAGTATGAAGTTAAGAATTAGTTCAGACCCTCAAGCAGTTCAGAATTTATTAGCTTCAAAATTATCTAGAGAATTAGCTAAAGACCCAGATGCAAATATTGATGACATTATTAAAAGATTTGTTGATGAAGATATACCACAATTAAGTGCTATGTCTGATGAAGAGCTTTTAAAAATTTCTACAAGAGAAGGTCAAGGTTATGGTATACCGGCTCGTATAGCAGATGATGAAACTATTACAGCTTTTAGTAATTGGGCCGCCTCTAACAATCAAAGCTTTAATCAAGTATTAACAAGTTTAATAAATAAAAATGCTAAGAATGTTATATTGGCTGATGATTTAAAACCAAGAGGAGACCCAGATATATTTGTTGCGAAAATCAAATCACTTTTTAATAATCAATCACAAGAATATGGAAAAAAGTTTGTAACATATTTAGATGATTATGAAAAAATACTCACAAAAGAATTTGGTTTTACTCCTGCTGAAGCTAATTTAGAGATCGCAAAATTAATTAGAAAATCATACAAACAAACACGACAGGCAGAAAGCAATGCTTGGGGCAAATTAGATAAAAGAGAATTTATGGGTATTGAATTGCCAAAAGATTTCTTTGCACCTATGATAGCTGTAAGAAATAAATTGGCTGAACAAATGCAAATAGCCGATAAACCTGTTCTCCCTGCAAACATAAACAAAGAATTAAACGCTATTTTATCAAAGGTAGAAAAAGGAGATAAAATAACTTTTGGAGAATTAAAATCTTTTCAAACACAACTTAGATCTTCAAAGGAAGCAATTAACACAGGTCCTTTAAGTGAGAACGCAAATGTTCATTTTAATCTTTCAGAGTTAGAAAAATCTTTATTTGAAAACTCAGACATTTTTATAAGTAATCAAGGCAAAGAGTTTGCAGATTTATTACAACAAGCTAAATATCATACATTCAATAAGTATGAAACTTATGAAAGAAACAATATAATTAATTCAGTAATGAGTAAAAGCTCAAGAGGAAATTATAATTTAAATGATAGATACACCGCAAAAACAATATTAGATTTTGATCCAAAATATCTTGGAGAAGATATTAATGTTATTAGAACTGTTCTTGAAAGTGCAGATGATAACATAACAAAATCTTATTTTGGTCCACCAGATAGAACAGGAAGATTAAGACAACCTGAATTAAAAATAGATGGCGATAGAGCTTTTCAAAGTATAGTAGGTGATATGGCAAATGTGGTTATAGGTACAGACGGAAAAGTTAATGTAAGTAATTTTTACAGATGGATGAAAGATAACAAAGATACTATTAATAATTTTCCAAGACTACAAGAAATATTAGAAAAATATAAAACAAACTTTTCTGAATTAGAAAAAGATTTATCTTCTAATATTTTTGGATTAAAACCAATAAACAAGGACCCTGTTACAGGTAAAATTAATTTTGAAGTTGATAAGAGAAGTGCTTTCTATGGTTTATTAGAAACTGACAATGGTATTCCAATAGTTCAAAAGGCTATGTTTGACCCTCAAAATGGTGGTAATAAAATTAGAACAATATCACAAGCTCTTAAAAATGATAAATCTTTAAAAGATGGATTTAATGTAACAGTATTTGACGGATTAATTGATGATGCTTTAAAAAATGCTAATCCAGTTTTACAACTACAAAAAAGATTAGATCAATCTATTGGAGGTGAAACTCTAAGAGAAGTTTTAATAGCAGAAAAAATATTAAGTGAAAAACAATTATCTCATTGGCAAAAAACTTTTAACAGTTTTACTAAAGATGTTGATTTTATGAATCTAAATATGTTTCAAGATAAGACAACCGCTATGGCAACAAGTGAAGCTTTATCTGCCATATTTAGAGGCATGGGTTCTAAAGGTTTTAGTAAATTAATGGGTAGTGCAACAGGAAGTTCAGGATCAAGTCTTATTATTGCAGGTCGTGGCTCTCAAATAGGGCAAAAATTATTTGGTGGTATTGCAAACAATAAAAAATTAAATGATCTAGTTATTGAAGTTATGTTAAAGCCAGAAAAGACTAGATATATATTAGAGCTAGTAAAAGGAATTGAGACTAAAGCTCTTTCAAAGCTAGAAGCTTATAAACAATATAAAAGACAGTTCTTAGCTGGTGGAAGAACAACTCAAGTTAATGTAAGAGAAATACCAGAATGGTTTTCAGAAATGTATGATGATGGAGAGTAATATGAAAAAATTAATAATTTTATTACCAATGTTAGTAATGATTGGTTGTGCTAAACCTGGAAGTGTAAATGTATCTACACAAACTCCAGCAGACACCGATCTTAAAATTGTTATTGAATCTACAAGTAAGGAGTAAACTATGTCAAAGGCAATGGGTGCAATGGCTGGGTCTGGTGAGCTTTTAAAAGCAACACTAGAAAAAAAGATGGCTGAAAAAATGGCTTCACCAAAAAAACAATTTACTGATATTACTTCTGGTAAAAATTTTGATGCAATGACTCTAGAAGCAAATTCAATGTTGAGTAAATTAAATCCAAAAAATATGCCAGCTAATTTTAATTCAACAATGAATAATTTTGGAGATAAGTTTAATGAATATAAAGAAAGATTAAATCCTGTAAATTTTAGAGAAACAGGAGATAAGATGTATCAAGAAATGGTTGAAGGAGATGACAAAAGAAATGCAATGCAGAAGATGATAACTGATTTAGATAATTTAAAATTTCAAAATACAAATTCTCAAATTCAACAATCTTTAAAAAATAGACCTCCAATAAATTTAGATAAATTAGCAGGACAAGATACTATTAATAATTCTGTAAAACAATCTATTGGAAATTTAAATCAATTTACAACTACTGAAAGTGATATAGTTTTTCCAAGTTATAATGAAATGTCTAGTGAAGCAAAGTTACAAAGAAAGAAAAGAGTTGAAGATTATATGAGAAATTTTGGTAGATAGAATTAATCAATATCAAAAATAAGAAGCAGTAAAAAACTAATTACTGCTTCTATAAAAACTTTAAGAATATTTATCATTATTTAATGCCCAACTATAAGTGTCCATTTTTTCTCTAAAAATTTTAGTAGACCATTTTAATTTTTCAAGTTGTTTTTCAATATCAACAGTCTTTGGATCCATTGTAGCTAAATCTTCTAAAGCTTCTAAGTCTTGTCTATACATTTCTGATAGTGCTAAGTAAAGTTGTAGATCAACAATTTGATCCTTTTTTTGATAATTCATAATATAAACTCCTTCATCAATCGAGTTGATAATAACTTGATTCGAGATTGTGTCTATATTGTGATTGAAATTTGTTGTTGATAAGATGTTAATAAGTAACGAGGGGTTATTAACCCCTCATTATCTCCTTTAGTTAAACTTTAAGAATTGTTAGCTTTGCACCAATTCTGCATAAACCGTCATAGTAACTTCTACTTAAATGATCGGAAGAATAGTAATGACCAAACTCATGTATCAACAGTTCAAGTATCTCTTGTTTGTTTGTATCTAAATCAAACCATTGACGACCAAGAACATTAAAGAACAACTGCAAGTTACCACGACCATAACTTGCAAGGGCCCCTGAGCCGTCATGTACTGTAACTGATAAACTTCCAAAGCCTAATTGTTGATGTAAGAACTTTGCATAGTCAACTACCTCTTGCATCTTATCATCAACATCAACCTCTTCTGCTCCACCAGTAAATTCAGGTTTTGCATACTTACTAATTTGTCCTGATGGTAAAGCAAAGTCTGAATATTGTTCTCTTGCTTCTTTGACTCTAGACCATGCTTCTTTAGAAAGTTGGCTGCCTGAGATAACTTGTCTCTCATCAGCAAATGCTTTCTTGTTTGCTTCAATATCAGACATATCATATACAACTGCATCTTCACCAAACTTAGCGTCAATGACAGATTTAATTGCTTCAGCAGAAGATTCTTTTTGCTCTAAGGCTTCTTGAGCAAAAGTTGTCTGTAATTCCTCTTCTGATAAATCATTATGAGTATGATTTAAAACAAATGCTTTTAACTTTTTAAGATAAGCTGGTTTAACATTGTCTCTATCTTTAGAAAGAGGAACTTTCTGATTAACATTTATTGTAAAAGGAATATCAGTTTCAACAACTGGTATTCCAAGTTCACAAATATAGTTTGTATCTAAAGATTTAAACAATTCAATTTCAGTAACTCTTGAACTTGGAGTAAAGTTACCTTCTTCATCAATCGTTACAGTCGGTAAAGTTTCTGTAAATACTGAGTGTGTGTTTGATCTTTTAATCAAGTTATCATTAATTACAAACTCAACATTTTTTGGTGGAATGATAGTTCTTGATAAATCAAGCAACTCTTCGAACTCAACTTTTTTAAGTTTAATCAAACCCTCAAAGATAGAACCTTTTTCAGTTTTAGTTCCAGTCTTAGTTCTAGTGCCATTAGATTTAAAAAGTATAGTTCCTTTTGTACTAACTATCTTAGCTTCTTTAAACATAGCTAAAGAAGATTTAGTTCCATAAGAAAATCTACCTCTCTTTGAAGTATCGTTAGCTTTGTAGCTTTCATTAAATAATGTATAAGCATCAGCTAATTTTTTAAAACCCTCAGGGCTATCATCTTGAACTTTAATCTTTGTTCCTTCAGATGACCATGTAAGTTGAACTTCACATTTATTAATGTTCTCATCAAAAGCATTAGAGACTAATTCTTTAATGATAAAGATTTTATTTTTATCAGACTGATTTTTTTTCAAACCAATATGATTAACATTAAACCATGAGTTGTTAGATTTATTACCAACAGATTTTGTCTGCATATCGCTAGAGTTAATCTGACCAGTTTCAACTGGATTTTTCATAACATTATTATTCATAATGTAATCATTTTAGGATATTGATTCCTTATTGTCAACATCTTTTTTTTTAAGCTTACACAATAGTTCTAGTTTGATTCAGAAAATGAATTTGACTAATTTACGAATCAGAATATTTTTGAATCAATCTTTGGAAGGAGAAATTATGAAACAAATAAAATACAACTCTATTGAACCACATTTAAGTCATGACGAATATCATTCTATATCTGAAGCTTTAGGTTCAACAGGTGTAAAGACTATATATAGTAAGAGTGTAGCACACTACAAATTTCAAGAGTTCACAAACAAAGTTCATTTTGATGTTGGTACTGCTGTTCATGTAGCAGTATTAGAACCTGAGAAGTTTGATTCTGAAGTTATTAAATGTGGTAAAAATCGCATGACTAAAGAATATAAAGATTTAAAGAAAAATAAACTTAGCAATCAAGTAATAGTTACTGATATTGAATATGATAAATGTTTAAGAATAAGAGATAGTGTTCATAGAAAAAGTGAAATTAATAAACTATTAGTTAGTGATAATGGACAATCTGAGATGTCTGCTTTTGCTAAAGACCCTAGAACTAATTTAAAGTTAAAGACAAGACCTGATAGAGCTGTACTTGGGTCTAAAGCAGATATGCTTGTTGATCTAAAAACAACTCAATTAGCTGATGAAGATAGTGTAGTAAAATCAATAGCTAGATATGGTTATCATATACAAGAAGCTTTTTATCGTCATGTCTGGTCGTTAGCTACTAAGAGAGAAGTATCAAGATTTGTTTTTCTTTTTGTTGAAAAAGAACCTCCATTTGCCTGTTGTTTGTATGAAATTCCTGAGCCTTTTTTAGAAGAAGGAGTTGCTTGTATGAATATAGCTTTAGATAGATACAAAGAAGCTGAAGAACTAGGCGAATACCCTGACTACCCCAATGAAGTCGTGTCTTTAAATATACCTAATTGGGCTTACAAAGAAACTCTTCCGCCGGAAGAAATAATATTATTTAACAAGTCAATCGAAATAGAAGGAGATTTATAATGGCTATGGGACTAATAAAAGAAGATAATGATAATGCACCAAGAGAGATTTATGATAGATTAAATTTCAATGCTAAAGAAGGTAAGTTTACTCATCATCATTATGACAGAGAAAATGAAGTTGCAGTTGCAGATGATTATAAAAATGAATTTAAAATAATCATTGATTTCAATGAGTTAAAAGTAGGTTGGGCAGATTGGACTCAAAGCCCTCCAAGTGTTGTTGTAGTGCCTCATGGTGTTTCGAATCAACTTCCTGAAAGACCTTCTTCCGATCACAAAGAATACTTTAATGTCAATATTTACAATAAGAATCTGAATACAGTAAAATTTGGTTCTAGTGCAGGAAGTATGATTCAAAGTTTTGATAAGCTTCATGACAGTTATATTAGTGCTAATGAGAAGGAGAAATTGCCAGTAATACAAGTTAAAGGTGTTGTGGGCCCCACAAAATGGGGAAAAGCAACTGTATATCTGCCTGATTGGTCTATTATTGATTGGGTTGAAAGACCTGAGGCTATGTTGACAACTAATAATAACAATAAATTAACTGAAGAAGTACAAGAGAAACCAGTTAATAAGGAGATCGAGAAAGAAATTAATTCATTAAGTCCAAGCATTGAAGATATAAAAGATGCTGATGATGATTTCGAAGAAGATTTTTAATTAGTAAGCATACTACTGGGTGCTTGTTAATTGTGAAGGGTAGATTTTATTATTATTTTCCCCTGCTACCCTTCACTACAAAAACCCTTGTATGCAAAAAAATGATAAGTCTGAAATATTAATTAATGTTCTTATGATTCTATATATATCTCTCAGTAATTATGTGTTTGACGGAGATGATAAGATAGTTATGTGCAGAAGGAATTTAAATGCTGAAATCTCAATCCAAATCTAAAACAATTTTAAAGACAGGACAACGAGCTAAATATGATCTTTATCCTACACCTAAAAAATGTGTTACAGAATTATTAAAGAGAGTTGATTTTAAAGGTAATATTTGGGAACCTGCTTGTGGTAAAGGAGATGTATCTGAAGTATTACTTGATAACAATTACACAGTTTTATCTACTGATATTGTAGATCATGGTTATGATAAATTAACTGCTCAAATTAATTTTTTAAACTGTATTAGTGCAAGAAATATACCAACTAATATAGTTACTAATCCACCTTTTAATAAAGCTTTTGAGTTTGTCGAACATTCGATAAATTTAGTAAAACCTAATCAAGGCAAAGTCGCAATGTTTTTAAGATTGGCTTTTGCTGAAAGTAAAAAAAGAAGAAATTTCTTTATAAATAATAGACCTACTTACATATATGTTTTTTCAGAAAGACAAACATTGTGGAGAAATGGCGAAGTAATTCCAAAAGGTAGAAGTGGCACAACTGCTTATGCTTGGTGGGTTTGGGACTTTTCCAATAAGAAACAATTTAATAAAACTATATTTGATTGGATTTAATATTATGAATAAAAAATATGTAGAAGCAATTAAGATTATATCTCAAGAAGTTTGGGGTGAACCTAAAATAAAAAATGATGATGAATGGAGATTTGGAAATAAACTTAGTAAAGCTATTGATATTAAAAATGCTACTTACTTTGATTTTGAAGAAAACGAAGGAGGTGGTTTAATTGATTTAATATCTAAAACTAAAAATCTAAATGGTATTAATCTTTCAAAATATCTTCTAGAAGAGTTTGATATTGGAGAAAAATTAGAAGATAAGAAAAATTTTATAAATAAAAAACAAGATCAACCAAAAAAAATTGTATCTGAATATAATTATAAAAATGAATTAAATGAAATAAAGTATCAAGTCATAAGATATGAACCAAAAGATTTTAGACAAAGACATTTTAAAGATAATAAATGGCATTGGGGTTTAAATGGTATTGATCCATTACCTTATAACTTACCACAAATTTTAGAAAAAGATTCGAGTACAATCTTTATTGTTGAGGGTGAGAAAGATGCAGATAGATTAATGTCTATTGGTCTATTAGCTACAACTAATAGCGGAGGAAGTAAGAACTGGAATGAATCTTTAAACAAATGGTTTGAAAACAGAAGAGTTATTTTAATCCCAGACAACGATTCTGCTGGGTACTTACATATAGACAAGGTCGCAAAATCGCTCCTACGAGCTTCCCTGAGCGTTCATATTTTGAAATTAGATGGAAAAGTAGCAGAAAAAGGAGATGTATCTGATTTTCTTGATAATGGTGGTGATATAGAAAAGCTTATATTATCAGCTAAACCTTACGAAGAATCTAATATAGATGTTTTTCCAACTATGAATATAAGTGATATTCTAACATTAAAAAATCAAACTTTCTTAATTGAGAACTTAATACCAGAAAATGGTTTAGCCGTTATATATGGTCAACCGGCATCATATAAAACTTTTTGTGCATTAGATATGTGTCTATCAATATCTTCAGATCAAGACTGGCAAAAATTTAATAGTAACTCAGGTAAAACAATGTATGTGGCAAGTGAAGGCGTTGGAGGTTTAAAGAAAAGAATTAAAGCATGGTTAGTTAAAAATAAACCTGAAGCTCAACCAAATTTTCATTTACTTGCACAGACTGTAAATTTTTTAGATCAAGATGAATTAAGTAAATTAATTCAAACAATTAATAAAGTTGGAAAAGATTTTAAGTTAGTTGTAATTGATACAGTTGCAAGAGCTTTATCTAATTCAGGCTCAGATGAAAACTCTGCAAGTGATATGGGACATTTTATAAGCTCATGTGATTTTATTAGAGAGAATATTAATTGTGCAGTTCTATTAGTTCATCACTCAGGAAAAAGTGAGACTGCTGGTCTGAGAGGTTCAAGTGCTTTATTAGGCGGAGTTGATACTTCTATTTATTGTAAATACTCAAAACCAAATGTTCATTTAGAAGTACAAAAACAAAAAGATGCCGAGTCTTTAGAAGATATTGTTCTTGAGGTCGAATCAAGAGCATTGATTGGTCAAAGTTCCGTTACATTACAAAGAGTTATGGATCAAGAAACAGTACATACGCCTTATGTTCCAAAATTAGGTGCTAATCAGAAGTTAATTTATGATACTATTGTTGATGCAATGAGTTCAGAAATTTCAAAAGAAGGTTGGATTAATGCTGATGCAGGAGAGAATAAGTTTATTACAATAAGTAGTGTTGAGTTTTTAGTTTTACCAAAATTAACTGATAAGAATACAAGTCAAAAGAATCAGATACTAAAGAGAAGTTTATTAGGTTTACAGAATAAAAATATTATAGGAATTTGGAATGAAAAGGTTTGGTTATGTTAAAAGATAAAGAAGAAGAACTAAAAAATATTTATTTATCTGAAGTAGATCAGACAGCTATTGAAATGGAAAATGTTTGGGGCCCTGGTGTTTTAGAAAAACTTGTCTCTGAAGAGACAAAAAAGAAATTTTCTAAAGCAAGAGTAAAACTAAATACAGCTTTAATAACAAAAGGTAATTCTTCATTATTTAAAAAAGCTTGTAGTAATATAATAAAAGGTTATTTAGCTTTAGATAAAGAAGCTAGATTATCAGGTCATGAACCACCAAAAGGTGAATTTTGGTTAGCAAAATCTAAAAACAATAAAGAATTTTATATTGTAAAAAATGTTGCTGAAGGTGATATAGTTTTAACAAAATATCCAAGATGTATATTATACACACTAGATGAATTAGCTGAAATTTTAGAAACACTACATGAAGTTAATGAATGTAAAAAGATTTTTGCAAAAGCTAAAGTAACTAAATTTGAAAAAGATATTCCTTTTGATGACCCTATTCCGTTTTAAATAAGAGATAATTATGATTTGTTTAATTTGTAGTTCTGAAAAAAGTAAAGTAATAGAAAGTAGAAAATCTTCCGACTCTACAAGACGAAGAAGAGAATGTTTAGATTGTGGTAATAGATTTACAACACTAGAAAAAGTAATTGAAAAACCAAAAAAAAGAAAACTAATTGAAAGATCAGAACAGCAATCAAAAAAGAAAGAAAAAAAATATGAAACTTTTAGATCGCAAAGAACAGATAGTTTTGTTGTTCAATCTGATTCAGATGAAAAAGATTTTTTAGAAGGTTTTTTAAAAGGTAAAATATGATGACTACTAAATTGAGACTAACTTCTAAATTAAAAAAACAAGAAGAAAAAACTTTAGAATTAGAAATTCAAAACAAAATATTAAAAAAACAAAATGATATATATAAAAAATTCATTGATAGAATCAGCGAGTTAGAAAGCCCTAATGGTCATTTTGGAAAACTATCAGCACCAATAGTTTTAGAAAAAGTTATTAAAGAATCAGAAAAATTAAAAGGAGTTATTGAAGATGTCGAAATCGAAAGAAAAAGATATTACTTATAATATAGATGCAGATGATATTGAAGATGAAGAATTTGAAGAAGTTGTAACATTTACATTTTCACAAAAAGTTAGAGATGAAAATAAAGGATTCACAGATGAACAATGGGAACAAATGGGCGAAGATTTAGTTAATCAAATATTTGGAGTAGATGATGACAAAAAAAATTAAGTATGATTATGTTAGTGTTAATTCTGAATATTTATTATTAAGTAATAATGAAAGAGAAGAACAAAAAATAAATTTATCAGATCAACAATTACTGAGACTATCAAAAGAAATAATTAATAGCTTATGGATTAGAAATAATGCTGTATAATATAAGCACTATGTCTAACAAAGATGAAGATAAAAACTTAACAGCAATAACTGAGGAAGATTATCTTGATATAATGGTAAATTCTTGTGCCCAGGTTATATGTTTTGAATATGAATCAAAGCTTTGTAATTGCGATTCTGCTAGAGATTGTCATGGAGCATTTGAGTTTATTGATTCAGCTAAAGCTTGTATAGGTATTATTGGAGCTTTTGGTGATAACATTTATAGAATTGAATATAGAAAAGATCAGTTAAACTAATGACAAAAGATTCAAGATTAATTAGAGCAGGTGTTTCAGGTTATAATAAACCAAAAAGAACACCTGGTCATAAAACAAAATCTCATGTTGTTGTGGCTAAAGAAGGTGATAAAATAAAAACTATTCGTTTTGGTCAACAAGGTAAAACTGGTGATAAAACTATGACAAAAAGAGCAAAATCTTTTAAGGCAAGACACGCAAAGAATATTAAGAAAGGTAAAATGTCGGCTGCCTTTTGGGCTAATAGGGTAAAATGGTGATGAAATGAGTTTAGTAGAAAATATTAACAAAAGAAAAAAAGCTGGTAAAAGTAGATCAAAAAAGAACAGTACAGTATCTAAAAAAGCCTATGCTGATATGAAATCTGGTTGGAAAAAGAAGAAGAAAAAATCTAAAAAGAAAAAATAATGAATCAAGCTAATCCTTTTGTAAACTTTATAGAAAAGTATCAATATGAACCAACTTTATTTTGTGAAAATGTTTTAAATGTTAAACCAGATGTTTGGCAATCCGAACTAATGAAAGCTGTTGTTGAAGGAGAAAGAAAAATATCTGTTCGATCTGCTCATGGTGTTGGTAAATCTTCAGTTGCTAGTTGGATATTAATTCATACATTACTTACACATTTAGACTGTAAACTTATAGTAACTGCGCCAACAAGCGGTCAATTATTTGATGCTTTATTCGCCGAATTAAAGAAATGGATTGGCGAAATGCCACAAGCATTACAAGATTTAGTTGATATAAAAAGTGATAGAATATCTTTGCGATCTCGAAGTGCTGAAGCATTTATATCAGCAAGAACTTCTCGTAAAGAACAACCTGAAGCTTTAGCCGGTGTTCATAGTCAAGGTAAAGTTATCTTATTATGTGATGAAGCATCAGGTATTCCTGAACAAGTATATGAATCTGCTTCAGGGTCCATGTCCGGCAAAAATACTCACACAATCTTACTTGGAAACCCAACAAGAAACTCTGGTTTATTTTATGATACTCATCATAAATTAAAAGGAGCTTGGAGAACATTTCATATATCAGCTTATGATAGCGATAGAGTTTCAGATGAGTTTGTTGAAGAAATGGCTATGCGATATGGAGAAGATAGTTCTGCTTTTAAAGTAAGATGTTTAGGTGAGTTTGCTGAAGAAACAGATGATACTATTATACCTTTAGAGTTAATTGACTCTGCTATTAGTAGAGAAATTCCAGTAGATCATTCTGTATCAGATACTATTTGGTCTCTTGATGTAGCAAGACATGGTGCCGACAGTTCTGTATTGATAAAAAAAACAGGTAATTGTATTACTGAAATAAAATCATGGAAAAGATTAGACTTAATGGAGCTTAGTGGTCGTGTTCATGCAGAATTTGATACTACTGAACTTGAACATAGACCTCATGAACTTTATATAGATGTAATCGGAATGGGGTACGGAGTTTTAGATGCCATTAATTCCATTGGTAGAATCAATGCTATTGGGATTAATGTTGCAGAAAGTCCTAGCCAAAAAGAAACTTATATGAATTTAAGAAGCGAATTATGGTTTAAATTTAGATCATTTTTAGAAAATAAAATGTGTAAATTGCCAAATAATGAGTACATGATAGCTGATTTAATTGGTGTTAAATATAAATTTACGGCTGCCGGAAAAATTCAAGTTGAATCTAAAGAGATGATTAAGAAAAGATTAGGCAGATCACCTGATTTTGCCGATGCTTTAGTCTTACTAATGGCAGGAGAAGCCATTGCATCAAGATCAGGTAACTATGCAAGAGACTGGAAACAACCTTTAGTAAGAGATATTAAGGGTGTTGTTTAACTATAATTTGATTTAATATATACATCTATATATAGAGAAAAAAGAATTTGATTCTTCCTAGTCGGACCGCAATCTATATCCTTCTTCCAATCATAGTTCGGCTAGGTTTTCTCATAAAAAAAGGGCGACCATTACAATCACCCTTTAACATTATGAATAAGATAATATTAGTATTTTTTAGTTCTTTTTGTCAACATAAGTTTCAACTAAAGTTGACAAAATATTCTTCAATAAATTTACAAAAATAATCAATGTTTGACTAGCTGGAATATTCTTAATCATGTTAATTAAAAAATTTTCCACAACATAAGCCATAAAGAAAAGTTCTTGTTCATTGCCTTGCTCTCTATACTTAGATGCAAGTTGTAATATATCTTTTTTAATCTGATCTTGTAGCTGTTTCTGTTTCATTACATAACCTCCTGATTAATAGCTAAACTTTCTTCATATTTTCTTGAGTCTGTTAATATTTTATTAACAGTTTGATGAGTAACTTGTGCTTCAACATACATTGAAAAAGTATTAGTAATTGTATCAGATATTTTTCTTAAAGATTGACCTTCATTATCTAATTTTTTCATAAGCACAACAGCATCATCAAGCCATTTATGTTTAATAAATTCTGCCTCTTTTCCTATGCCTTCTTTTCTATAACCATAAGGTATTTTACCGCCCATACCATTTCTAACGCTAGGAAAATCATGATAAGCAAAGTTTCTTTTTCTTTTAGTCCCGGCTCTACAATTCTCTTTAACTCTTCTAGCATATTCTTTGGCAAAAACTGCTCTTAACGAAGCTTCTAATCCAACTTTACTCTTAGTAATATTGCCTGTATTTGGCACAATAACATTTACTTTATTCATTTTACAATGGTGAATTAAGTTCTCAAAGATTCTATTGTCTCTAGCTAAACGATCAATATTAGAAGTAAATATATAATCATTTTCTTTTAAATTAAGAAGTTCTTTTCCGAACTTTCTATCTTTAAATTCTAATAAACCTGAAACTCCTGAATCATCTATTAACTCAGGCTGAATATGTGAATCTATTTTATCTAATTCTTTAAGTTTATCTATTTCAATAATGTTAATTTGTTTTTGATTTTCTGCTGATTGATTATCAATCTGAGTCTCAGAAGATAATCTTATATAACTAATAACTCTCATAACTTCTCCTTTATATTGCTTTATCTATCATGGTTTCAATCTGTCCATCATCAAATAAATTTATTTGATTAGAACTTTCTTTTATTGCATTCCATTTGGGATCTAATGTTTTATTATCGGGGCCCATATATTCATGCGAGTAAAAAAATCTAGTTGATTGTTCTTTTTTATCATGTCTATGATAAGGAACTGTTGTTTGCATTTTCTTATTCATAGTTGTGGCTTTCCATAATTTTGATCTATCATTATATTCTCCAATTCTTACATGAGAAGTTTTACAAAAATATCTTCTATTACTTTCAATGTGCATATCGGCAATGGCATTGTGTAACTTTGTTCCAATTCCAAGCCCTTGAAAATCAGGCAATATAACTGTTCTACATTCTCTATAACATTTTCTAATATCACCCTCATATAATGGGGGATAATATCCAGGCATAGGAATACTACAACAAAACCCTACAATATTATTTTCCCATATTGCTAAATAACATTTAACAGCAGTAGGTATTTCTGATGTTAAATAATGATGCTTCTTAAAGATTTCCCAATATCTTTTTGTGCAGTCGTGTATCGTAAAAGAGACTGATGGCCGATGATACCCCCTTGTCATCTTCTGACTATCAGTTAGATAAACCCAATCGGGCTCAAGCCAATCTAATATGTCATAATGACAACTAGCTAAAACAATATTCTTTAAATTGTTCCTTTTAATATACTTTGACAATGCTTTAGAACATGATTTGGCTACATCTCTATTAACTACTGAAGTATATTCATCTATTACAGCATTATCTTTTAATTTTCTCGCCAGATCAGCTCTAAACCCTTCACCCATTGACAAGACATGGCGAGGCTTAGCCCAAGTTGGAACATTATTTAATCCAACTGCTGTCAATCTATCAATAGCATCATCAACATTATTAAAATGAGAAGCTACACTTCTATTATGTTGCCAATCAATATTTTCTTCTTCACCAAAATCTTTTATTATAGATGATTTTCCTGAGCCACTTGAACCACAGACAACTCCTATATTAAAGTCATCAGGTATCCCCGCAACTCTTGGAACTTCAAAAGAACTTTCTCCATTAAAGTCTAAATCAAAATTTTTATATATACTTAAATCAATATCAGTTAATTCAACTGAACTTTTTAAAACTTTTGTTTCATTAAATAAATCTTTCATATTAATCCACCCATGATTGCTGAGGTATATTAATACATTCAGCTTTTAATATTTTTTCTTTAGGTTTTGAAATTACTATCAACATACCAAAAAATATAACAGCTATACAAAGTAATAATTTTTCATGCCATTTTAACATTACTTACTCCCAATAAATAAAAATTAAATAATTTAAGAGAGCGACTCCGAATAAATGTAAAAAAGTTATATCCATTATAGCTCTCTTAAAAACTAACTTAAATCATTTAACAATTTATCTGCTTTTTCTTGAGATATACTGCCAAGTTTAACCATTCTATCTAAAAACTTTTTATGTGATAAAACATTTCCAAGTTTTACAAAAGAGGGATTTTCTTTAGATAATTTATAATCTTCTGCCTCTTTTTTTATCTGCTTTCTAACTTCAGATAATTTTCCTTTATATATTTTTTCTTTCATAATTTACTCCTTCCAAAAAGTTATTTGATCTAATAGATTTTGATTCTAATTATTTGTCAATGTCAACTTTAGATTTAGCATACCAACAGCCATCAACCTCATGCCAATACGAATTTGTAAATCGTTGTGGTCTATGACTCATTGATTTTGTTTTAGAATTTCTAGGTTTAATTTGTCTTTTTGCCATTATTTTCCTCCATTGGGGCCCTTTGAATTAAGCATAATAATCACCTCTTTTACCTAATATTAAATAAGTTTGATAATCTTCCAGCTCATAGTCATACTTATCTAAGATATTTTCAAATTTATTTTTATAAGATTCAATACCCATTTCATCATTCAAATAATCTTCAATGCCTGAATTAATAAAAACTTTAATAGAACTGCCTTCAAGTTTTAATGAGAAACATTCTCGATTTTTAAAAGCTTGAATAATCTCATCATCATTAACAATATCAAAATTATATAATTTATTATAAGTAAGCATATCGGAATCAAATTCGCCATTCTCTTTTATAACAAGCTTATTTTTTTTGGCTCTCTCTCTTGATCTAAGATTAAATGCCTTATCTTCTGCATCATCGCCAGGTCTATCCTTATATAATTGTATATCTGACTTCATAAAAAATTCTGTAAAATTTTCAAGGTCTTTTATAAGTTTTTTTATTACTGCTTTTCTTTTTCTTAAACTAATATTCATAATGTTTCTCCTAAAATTAATTACTAATCTATCCTATTTAAAATCATTGTCAAATTTATTATATTCAAGATTACAATAGTTAAGCTTTATTGCCTAAGACTAGGGAAAATAAGTCCCCTAGTCTTAGAATTAATCTTCATCAGTTAGACTAATTTTTCTTCGCCTGATACAAATCCAAATTTGGTTAATTTATTAATATGATTTTCAATAAATTGGTTTTTATCGCACTCATGAAGATGATCAATTTCTAATTTGATCGCTTTTAAAGTAGGATAAAATCTTATATCAGACATAGCAATCTTTCCATTATCATCAAAATAAAGTCTATGATTACCATAAGTATTAGGGTAAATTTCGATATATTCTTTAGTTTCAAAATCGAATTTATCATTATTTTCAGGATTGCATCTAATATACCAGCGACCTTGCCAATAATTAACTAGCTTTTGTATATCATCATGAGATTTTATCCCATCATATTCATGATAAAGCATAGCATCTGAGCCATCATGGTTCTTACTAACAAAGGCATCACAAATTTCATACCCTTTATACTTATAATGTCCGGCATCTATTATTTTCATTATTTTTCTCCCTTAGTTTTAATAAATATAGAATCGTTAATCTCTTTTATAGATTCAATCATTTTGTAATAATCGTGATTTAATTGTTCGGGTCTATCGGCATATTCTCTTTCAATAATTTCCCAATCATCGCCTATTATATAAACTCCATTGTCGCCATTGTTAAGGTCTTGCCTACTATATGGACCAACACCAACGCTAAGAGTACCGCCAAAATAATTGCCGAACATCTGAGCCAATCTGGCTATTCCATAATGACTCTCACATCTAATGTCATATTCTTTGGCAACATCTAACATGGGTTTAACCGTGTCATATCCACCATTCCAATGTAAATAAATTGAGGGCCAATCTTCTTTGGCAATATATTTATCTTTAATAGTTATTACCGCTCTATTACCCATCTTAAAAATCCTCCTTTGTTAGTGATTTATAGAAGTTCTCTTTATTGTCGAATTGCTCCAAAGTTGGTAGAGCCATCCAATATGCCAATGCTGAAACTCCGGCGAACATTAGACTTATTATTAAACTTATGAAAATTGCATCATTCATAATGTTTCTCCTTTTTGTTGTATAAGCTTGATTGCTTAATATACAGGGCGATATTGGGGCCCTGTATTTCACGGATTTACCGATCATCAGTTAAGCTGATTTTTTAAATATGTGCCTCTCTTGTTTATTCTCTTGAGCTTCTACGGAATCCGTTATGAATCTGGTAGCTTGAGTCGCCTTGTTTAAAGCTTTCCATACATATTTGGTATCGCCTTTTAATGGTGATAGAGCTTCAAGCCAGCTGTTTAAATAACAAGCATGATTAAGAGCTGGAGTTAATTCTAATCCAGTCTCCGCACCAATTAGAACGCTTGTAAGTTCGGCGATTAGCTCTTCAAAGGCATAATTATTATCTCCAAATCTATTGCCAAATTTTCTATTTAATCTGGTAGGATTGCCAGTTGAATGTCCAATCTCATGAAATAAAGTAGAGTAATAATTTTCCTCTTTTTCTCTATCGTTAATCTTTTGGAAATTATCTTTAGAAGGCATTCCAATAAAATCTTGAGATATATTATAAAAGGCTCTATTTCCGCCTGATCTAACTTCTAACTCTTGATTATTAAGATAATTATTGGCAAAATTCTCAAATTTAGAAAATTGATCCTGCTTGAATTGATCGTTTTTTTCTATTGGAATTATTCTGTAATTATCATCTTGATCAGCTCGTTGTCCTGTTTCTATATTAACCATTTGAGAGGCATTATAAACAGCGGAAACAGTATGAAACCAATTCGAAAAGAAAAGCTCATTTCCTTGTGAATCTTTTATAATATTTCCTTCGTTGTCTTTTTTAGCAACTTTTTTTGCTGAAGAAAAAACAACTGTTTCAGAATTTAAAGACCAATGTTGATCTTCAGCTAATTTGAATCCTAGTTTTTTCCATGCTTTAGAAGTTCCCCAAGCATTAGAATTATAATTATTGCTTAGCTTAGCATGAGAAAGATTCATAATATTAAATCCTTTATATGTTTCTTTGTTAGCTGTTGAAACTCTATAAGGTAAACCCTCGCTGAATTTCCATTTTTTTGACCAATGAGATGATGAACCTTTTTCCTGCTTCATCATCTCTAGTATTTGATTAGTAATGAAGGTAGAAAATTGATCATCTCTCTCTTTTCTGGTCATGCCTTTTTTTAATGTTATTTTATTTTTACTCATAATGTTTCTCCAAAATTAATAAAGCTTAATTGCTTTATTTAATTATAAGATATTATTATATCCTTATTGTCAAATATAAAATTAACAAGCTTACAAATAAGATTAAGATTGCATTAATTATTAACATGATTGCAACTGATTGCATGATTGCAACTGATTGCATAACTTAAAATTAAATCAATTAAATCAACACTTTAAGAGATTGCATCATAGCAAATAGAAAAACATATTAAAAAATTACTTATAAGGATTGCATGATTGCAAGTACATTAGAGCTTATATAAGCTCTATGTAATGCAATGCAATTAAGTTGAAAATTAACATCATAAATATTATAATAATTGCAACTAAATAGAGAGATCGAATCAATGGCAGGACAACCAATAATGAAAAAAACAATCGACTACTTAAAAACTATTGGAGTTGAATCTTTAGATCAAAGACTAATCGAGGCAGTCAGCAATGGATATTCTTTCAATCAGATTATTAATAATAAATGTCCTGAGCTGAAAGATTTTAAAAGATATAATAAAGATACATTAACTTGGAATTTGTTTTATAAATATTTAAACTTAAAGAGAGATCACTTTAACGGATCTTTTAAAGATGAGCTATTGCGCCTGAGAGAGGAAGCACAAAAGGAAGAAGCTCATAAAACATTGGAAGAAGTTATAGAGATTGCCGATGCTGTTGATCTTGATAGCGATTCAATTAACAAAGCTAAACTACAGATTGATGCTAGGAAATGGAAAGCTGGTTCTTATAATTCACAATTCAAAGCTGGATCAACTAATGATGTAAAAGTAAACATAACGACTCAAGATTTACATTTAGAAGCTTTAAAGATTAATAAATAATGTCAACTTGCTGTACTAAGTAGACAATAAAAATAAAAGTCAATTAAATCAACAAGTTATTATATGAGAGAAAAAAGAAAATTGAGCCCCCCTTTGCTCTCTGTAGTACACGCACCCTGCTTAGGTGTTCACCCAGTAATTCCTAGGAAATTTTCCCAAAACTAAAATCACTATATGTAGTTGTTTCTAAATATTTTTTATCTACATGATGTATATATAACTAGCAAAAAAATTTTTTTTCTATAAAATTAATAATTAGAAACACTATATATGATGGTTATAGTGTGATAATAGGAGCAATCTTATGACTACAAGATATGATGCCCAACATGATGTTCAAGAACTTATGAACAAGAAAAAAGTAAAGAAGAAGAAGGTAGTTACAAAAAAGAAGAAGAAGAGTACGCAATATGCGTAATGAAGATACTTACGAAGCTGTAGATGTTGATGATATGTACGGTGAATCAACAGAAGAATTTAATAACAATGAAGCTCCCTCAGAACAAGAATTACAAGGTTTTATTGGTTCTGCTATTGATGATGCTGTTGACTTCATTGACAATACAATATCACCACTACGAGCAACAAGCATTGACTATTATCAAGGCAAACCTTTCGGCAATGAAGAGACAGGAAGAAGTCAAGTTGTCTCTCTTGATGTTCATGACACAATCGCAGACATATTGCCAAGTCTTATGCGAATATTCTTCTCAAGCGAAAATGTAGTCGAGTTTGTACCTTTTGGTTCTGAGGATATTAAACTAGCAGAACAAGCCACAGATTACATAAACAGAATTGTACTACAACAAGACAATGACGGTTTCCCAATTTTCTATAATGCTTTTAAAGATGCTTTATTATGTAAGAACGGAATTTTAAAATATTATTGGGACACAACTTATCATGCTGAGTATTACGAATATTCACGAATAAGCGACAACGAACTTGCAGTATTAGAAGCAGATGACGAAGTAGAAGTAACAGAAGTTTTATCATATCCTGACCCATCTTATCCTACTCCACAAGCTACATTTGATATTAACCCAGAACAAATTAACAATATGATGTCTCCTATTGATGAGGGCCCCTTGCAAGATACAGTAGTTGACGAGACTGTTGTTGAGATGGGCGGACAAGAATTAGGAGGCATGAGCGAAGAGATGTCTCCAGAACAAATGGTTGAGCAATTATTACCACAAGAAGCTGAGCAAATAATTCCTGAATTGATGCAACAAAGCATGATGATACCTCAGTTGCATGATGTAAAAGTTAGCAGAAAGAAAGAACATGGTTGTATAAAAATTGAATCGGTTCCTCCGGAGGAGTTTCTGATTGATAGAAACGCAACATCTATGAGTGATGCTTATATAGTTGCTCACAGAAGATACTTAACTGTTTCTGATCTAGTAGAGATGGGTTACGATTATGATGAAGTTCAAAAATTTGCTTCTTCTTATGAAACACAATTAGATGATAACGCAGAATATCAAGCAAGAAATAGTTATGCAGATCAAGGTATTAACCCTATCGAAGATGAGGCAAATTTAAAAGTTCAGTATGTCGAAGCTTATATGAAGATTGATATGACAGGCGATGGCATTGCAGAACTTAGAAGAGTTTGTTGTCTAGGCGATAATCATGAAATTAAACACAATTATAAATGCGATCAAATACCTTTCGTATCTTTCTGTCCTGACCCTGAGCCACATACTTTCTTTGGTCTCAGTATTGCAGATATAACAGAAGATATACAAAAAGTTAAGTCTGCTGTATTAAGAGCTTCACTTGATAGTCTTGCATTAAGTGTTCACCCTAGAGTTGCAGTTGTCGAAGGACAAGCAAACATAGAAGATGTAATGAATACAGAAGTTGGTGGTATTATTCGTATGCGAAATGCAGGCGCAGTACAACCTTTTAATATGCCATTTGTTGGTAAAGATTGTTTTCCTATGTTACAGTATCTTGATGAAGTAAAAGAGAATAGAACAGGCATATCGAAAGCATCAATGGGATTAGATCCTGATGCTCTACAATCTTCCACAGCTTCGGCAGTTCAAGCAACTGTTCAAGGTGGACAACAACACATAGAATTAATAGCTAGAATATTTGCTGAAACAGGCATGAAACCTTTATTCAAAGGCATTTACGAATTACTTGCTAGACACCAAGATAAAGAAAGAACAGTTAGACTACGCAATGAATGGATTCCTATTGACCCAAGAGTTTGGCAGACAGGAATGGATGCCATTGTAAATGTTGGTTTAGGTAATGGTACAACTCAAGAGCGTATGCAATATCTAGGTCAAATAGCATCAAAGCAAGAACAGATATTACAAACATTAGGTGCTTCTAATCCTATTGTTGAGATGACTCAATATAGAAATACTATGGCAAAAATGGTTGAGTTAGCTGGATTTAAAGATGCTTCTATGTTCTTTAAAGAGGTCCCTGATATGACACCTGAACAAAGACAAGCTATGCAACAAAAGAAACCTGATGTTCAAGAGCAGTTAATTCAAGTTCAAATAGAGCAAATCAAAGCAGATATGCAGAAAGCAAATTCAAGATTACAGCTAGATACTGAAGAAATGAAGAGAAAAGATGATCTTGATAGAGATAAGTTAGATGCAGAAATTATGCTAAAGGCCGCAGAAATAGAGGCAAAATACGGTACTCAAGTAGAAACTACTGTTATTAGAGCATTAGTTGAGAGAGATAGAGAACAAATGAAAGCACAAACAAAATTAGTGAGTGATATACAGAGAGTAAGACAATGAGTAATGTAGATGATTTAATATCTTTTGGAAAAAACGCAAGAAACATTTTAGAAGATGCAACATTTAAAGCTGTTATAGAAAGTGTTAAAAGTGATATTCATAATAATTGGAAATTAACTTCTCCACATGAATCAAAAGAAAGAGAAAGACACTATCAGCTTTTACAAGCAGTAGACTTGCTTGAAGAAAAATTATGGGCGGTGGCTGACAACGCACATATTTTAAAAATAAAATCAGAAAATATTGTCAAAAACAAAAAAGGAGTTTAATATGAACCAAGCGACAAACCCGATTGAGGAATCGCCTGAATTAAAATCAAGTGTAGACAAGGTTACAGACCTTTTGAATCGCCCAAGCGACAACTCAGAAACAAGTAATCAAATAGAGTCAAGAGAACAAGAATACGAAGATGTTCCTATTGGCGAGGAGTTGACAGAAGAATCTGAATTGGAAACTTTTGAGTCTGAAGAATATGACGAAGAAATCCAAGAAGATCAAAACGATTCCGAACTGTATGCAGACGAACAAATCGAAGAAAATTTTGAAGATGATTTGCAACAAGATTTAATTGAAGTCAAGATTGACGGAAAATTAGAGCAAATATCATTAGATGAATTGAGAAATGGATATTCAAGGCAACAGCATTTTACTAGGCAGAGTCAAAAACTTGCAGAAGAAAAAAAGCAATTTGAAATAGACTCTACTAAAGTATTAGAAGAGAGACAGCAATATGCTCAACTCTTAGGAACTTTAGAGCAACAAATACAGGGTTTCGATAATGAACCTGAACCTGACTGGAATTCTTTGTATGAGATAGACCCAGTAGAAGCTAGTAAAAAACAACATGAGTACAATTCTTATAAGCAAACTAAAGCAGATAAGCTACAAGCTATCGCAGTTGAAAAACAAAGAATTGCAAATGAAAATAGACAAGCTGAGATGGTTCAATATCAAAAAATATTGTCTACTGAAGCTCAAAGATTATCTGAGTTTATTCCAAGTTGGAAAGATCAGAATGTGGCTACTAAAGAAAAAGCTGAATTAAAAGAATTTTTAATCAGCAAAGGTGTTTCAGAAGAGGAAATATCTGCTCTAGTAAGAGCTAATCATGTCTCTGTATTAAGAGATGCTATGTTGTTTAATAAAGGCAAAAGAAAAGTTGTTAAAAAAAGAACCGCTACAAAAGGAACTAGAGTTCTAAGAAGCGGTAGTAAAAAAGCACCTAAGAAAACTGACGCATTTAAGAAAGCTACTTCTAGTCTAAAAAAGAGTGGAAAATGGCAAGATGCACATTCTGCCGTTTCCATGTTGTTAAACGAATAATAATTAATAGGATATTACAATGGCAATAATTGCAAATACATTTACCCGCTATGCGGCTGTAGGTATTCGTGAAGAACTTAGCAATATCATCTATAACATTTCTCCTGAAGAAACTCCATTTATGTCAAATGGTGGTAGAGAGACCGTATCTAATACTTTTTATGAGTGGCAAACAGACTCATTAGCGGATGCTTCTACAAACTATCAGATTGATGGCGATGATATAGCGGCTTTTCCGGTGACTGCACCGACAACAAGAATTGGAAATTACACAAATATTTCAAGAAAACTTGTTGTATTAGCTGACAATTTAGAAGTTATCAATGAAGCAGGCCGAACATCAGAGCTTGCCTATCAAATCACAAAACTAGGTCAAGAGCTAAAAAGAGATCAAGAAAAAACTCTTATGGCAAATTCAGCCGCAGTTGGTGGTGGTACAGGCGTAGCAAGACAGACAGCTGGTTTACCAGCATGGCTTAAAACAAACTCCGATAGAGGTACTGGTGGAACTAATCCAACAGTTCTTAACGGTACTGTTAATAATGCGGCTGGTGATTCAACCAATGCTAACAAAAGAGCTTTCACTTTGGGCATACTTGATAATGTTATCGAAAAAGTATGGGCTCAAGGAGGAACTCCTAAGATGCTTATGGTTGGGCCCCACAACAAAACAGTTGTCTCTGGTTTTGCCGGAATTGCAGCCAACAGATACCAAATAACTAAGCCTGAAGCTGGAGTTATTATTGGTGCGGCTGACATTTATGTTTCTGATTTTGGAAGCGTGAATATTGTTCCAAATAGATTCCAAAGAGAAAGAGATGCTTATGTTCTTGATCCAGAGTTCTATTGTACTACTTTCCTAAGACCATTGGAAGTAATAGAATTAGCTAAAACTGGTGATGCAGAAAAACGCATGATCTTAGCTGAATATGGACTTAAAGTTAAAAATGAAGCCGCCCTTGGGGTTGCCGCAGATTTAACAGATTCATAATACTGAATAGGGAAGGGTGGAGTTTAAAAGCTCCACCCAAACTTAAAATGAATAAAAAAAGATTAATTAGTTTTGATAATGATACAAAAATATCAAACAACTTTACATTTGAAGAAGATGCTTCAGGTAACGGAGATCACACTTTTGTTTTAAGTAGAGAACAAGATGTTACTGCAATAATAAAAGACAACAAAGAACAGTTTAATGAAAGCGACAAAAGAGACCCTTATGGTCACTGGAATAAAGTTGCTTCAATACCCATGGTTTTATATTACGATTTAAAAGCTAAAGGTATTTTAGATGATCCAAAAGCCGTTAAAAAATGGCTTAATGATCCTGATAATAGAGCATTTAGAACTAGAGAAGGTACTATTTAATGGCTTTAGGTAATTATGCAGAATTAAAAGATAGTATAGCAGATTGGCTTAATAGAACTGATTTAACAAATGTTATACCAGATTTTATTACTTTAGCTGAAGCTCAGTTAAATAAAGAAGTTAGAAATAGAAAAATGATTAAAAGAGCAACAGCGACTATAGATTCTCAGTATAGTGCTGTTCCAGCCGATTGGTTACAAACAGTTGATTTTGTCGTTGAAGCAAATCCTGTTGTAACTTTAGAATTTATAACAAATGAACAACTTGATAAATTAAGAAGAACTTATACATCAGGTGGAACACCAAAATTTTACACAATAGTGGGTCAAGAGTTGGAAGTATTACCAATTCCAGATAGTGGAACCTTAACAGGAGAAATTACTTACTATAGTAAGATACCAAGTCTATCAGCAACTAATACAACTAATTGGCTTATCAATAGTAGTCCAGATATTTACTTATATGCTACTTTATTGCAATCGGCTCCTTATCTTGTTGATGATGCTAGAATTAGTGTTTGGGCAAGTCTTTATCAAAAGTTAGTTAAAGATTTGGAAATCGCCGATCAAAGAGCAAGAGTAGGTGATTCAACTTTAAAAATGAAAGCAAAGGCATTACAATAAGGAGATTAAAATGAGTTTTAGTGATTATTTAGAAAATAAAATTCTTGCATATACCTTTAGTGGTACAGCCTTCACACCTGCTAGTACAAAATATTTAGCTTTATATACTGTAGCTCCAGGTGATGATGGTACCGGAGGTACAGAAGTTTCAGCTACTGGAACAGGTTATGCAAGACAACAGGTAGCTTTTACAACTACCAACAGCCAATCGTCAAATACTGCGGCTGTAGAATACCCAACAGCAACAGCAAGTTACGGAACAGTTGTGGCAGTAGGTGTATTAGATGCTTCAACAAGTGGTAATTTATATGCAGTAGGAACTTTAGCTACACAAAAACCAATATCAACTGGTGATGTGTTTAGAGTACCCGCTGGTGATTTAGATATTGATTTAACATAAGGAATTAAATGTCTGGAACAAGAAATTATAGTCAAGGTGGATATAGCTCAAATGTTTTTGGAATATGGGGATATAGTGATGTCTCATGCTCTATAACAGCTTCATCTAGTTTAAGTATTGTTAATAAAGTCCCTGTAGATACTTATTCTTCTGGTGAATATGGCTATGGAAATTACTCAGCCGGAACTATTAGAGAAGCAAGTATAACTATTAATGCTGTAGGAAGTGTAACTGCCGTTGGTGGATATGTTGCAAATGGACTACCTACAGTAAATGCTGTAGCAACTGTTTCGTTATTAGGACAAGTAGTAAGTGGCGGTATAATACCTGCACAAGCTACTTCATCATTAAATGTAATAGGAAATGTTACATTTAGTGGTAACCCATATCCTATTAATGGAGTTTCTACGGTTACGACTGTATACAATAGAATAGTGTTTATAGATGTTTCAAATATATCAGCTCAATCATCTACAAACTTTAGTGCAAGATTAAAATGGGTTGATGAACCAAACGCAACTACTAATTGGACTGAAGTCTATAAAGTTGCGGCTTAATTTAGGAGAAAACAAATGGCAGATACAACAACAACAAATCTGAATCTGACTAAACCAGAGGTAGGCGCCTCTACAGATACCTGGGGAACAAAATTAAACACCGATCTTGATTCTCTTGATGCTCTTTTCGCCGCCGCTGGTTCAGGAACTTCAGTTGGACTACAAGTAGGTTCAGGAAAAACTTTAAGTGTAGGCGGAACTCTAGTAGGTAGCGGAACAGTTACACTAGATAATTCAAGCATTTCAGCAACAGGATCCACAATATCTAATTTAGGAACTGTAACTACAGTTGATTTAAATGGTGGAACTATTGACGGAGTAACTATCGGAGCTACTACAGCCGGAGCAATTACAGCCACAAATTTAACAGGTACAGGCACAATTAATTTTAATGGTGCTACCATTTCTAATGGTGGTTCTGTAACAACTGTTGATATTAATGGTGGTACTGTTGACGGAGCTATAGTAGGTGGAAGTGTTCCAGCTCCTGTTACTTCAACAATTTTAAAATCTACATCTTCTAGGGAAACAAAAACATCAGTTACCCAATCAACAGGAACATTAACTTTAGATTGTTCTACTGCAAATGTTTTTGAGTTTACTCCCTCTCAAAACATTACAACTTTAACAATCACTAATATTCCAACTAGCGGTAACGCTTACGCTATGGTTTTAAAGGTAGGAGGTTCTGCTTATACTATCGCATGGGCTTCGGCTATTAAATGGGCTGGTGATACAGCACCTACTTTATCAACTTCAAATTGTGATGTTTTTGTTTTATTAACAGTTGATGGTGGGACCAATTTCTTTGCCTTTACAGCTGGACAAGACTTATACTAGGAGATAATTAAATGAGCGTAGGAACAAAAGCCTTAATGGCAGCTGGCGGTGGTGGTAGTAGTAACGAAAAAGTTTTAATACCTATAATGACTAGCAGTACCGCAAGCGGTTCTCGTAAATATTACTGGAATTATGTTAATCTTCTTGGAGAGGTACAAAAATCAATAGATGTTACTAATGTTACTGGTTTTCCAAAAGACGCTGGAGGTTCAAGAATTACAAGAAGTGTTCAGTCAACTGTTGATTGGGATTGGATAATACCAAATTCAAGTAATAGAATACTTGCAGTTAATAGAAGTACAGGAGTTGTAAATTCTTTTTCAGTTAATAACATGGCTCCACCATCTCAGGGTATATGGTGTAGAGCTGGAGAGTTTGTTTTAGCTAGACAGAAACGCAATAGTGGCACTACTCAACAAATGGACTGGCTTACAATTAATAATGCTGGAACTACTCCTTATCTTTCTACTCAAACATGGACTGGTTGGGGAAATGAACTACTATCCCCAGGAGCTGGGGCTTGTATAGCCTATGATGTAACTGGAGAAGCTAGTTTTTCTAATTTTGGAGGTTATGTTTCTTGGCAAGAAGGCAGTTCTGCACACAGTTTTAATTTAAGAGTATATTTTCAACCTTATAGTGGAACGTCTTTAACTGGTTCTCCAACTTCTGTATTTGGACCAACATCTAACTACTCAAGAGGTAGCTCCATGAGTCTAGGTGGTAATGTTATTTGTCAAAAATATTTTGACAGCAATTTTTTATTTTATAATAAAAGTGGCTCATTAACTAGAAATCAAGGAACATGGACTAATTATAATAATTGGTCTGCTACTACTTTAACAAGTCCTTTTAGTCCAGGTGGCGGAGGCTGGAGAACGCAAGATTCTCTTGATTTTGGTTATGACACTTATCAGCCAGCAGTAAGAGGTAAAGCTGGAGGTGTAGAAGCAATTTATAATATGTGTATGTATTACAGTAATAATTATGATGCAACTAACTATGCTTTAATGTATGCCGATAAAAACGGAAGCAATGCTCTTGTTGGCTCAGGAACTACAGGATTAGGTAATGAATTATATAAGGCTAATCCACGTTTTATGTCTGGTAGCGGAGGTGCTACTGGACCAAATTATTCAATGAGAAGAATTAATGACGTTGGAAATATTGCCATTATGTATAGTGATTATACAAGTAATAACAATACTTTTGTTATAAAGATATTTAATGGTGCTACTCAACAAGGTTCAGATATAACTGTTACAATGGACACTTCTGTATCTAATGAAAAACCCTATGATAATAATTCAAATCGGCAAGGTGGAGAGTCTTGTGAGTATGGACACTATTATTCTGGTTCAAATATAGGACCAACATAATTTTTTAATAAAACAAAGGAGATAAAAATGTCGCAAATAAAAGAAAAGAGCAGAGGGGTTATAGACCAATATCCTTATTCTACTCAACAACTAAAACAGGATAACCCAAACACAAGTTTTCCTTCTGAGATAACTGAGGAAGTTTTACAATCTTATAATGTATATCCTGTTTCTGTAGACTCAAGACCAGAAACTTCTAATGATAAAAAGTTAGAACTTGATGAAGCACCAACTTATAAAGATGGTGTTTGGAGCATAGGTTGGACT